CCGGTGCCCTCCAACGGAGGGAGGCTAAAATAAGACTGTGGATTTAACCGCACCACAGAATGGAACAAAATCACCACCGACCTCTAAAGCTCCTCAATTTCCTCCAGTATTTACGCACCTTATCAGGCATGTCACTACTGGAAGAAATTTGAGCGTTAAGGAGCTCAAAATCGATGTTAGGAACTACAAAATCGCTTTTCTTGATGTTACAGCGTTTCGAAAACTCTGGCCCGAATGTGATATTGGCAGTTCGGTACCATCGTTTAATTAGTTCCAACTCATCTATGCTCATACCATTAATCATGGCCATTGAGACATAAGTGAGAGATTTGTTCAGTGGTCCTCCAAGCGTATGGTGTTCCGCTCGGAATGCAGTAAGGAGATTGTAACTTTCAACGAGCTCGATCTTAAGCCCATGGTTGCCACCAATGCGTATCAGGAAATCAGCAATGTCTTCATACACAGGAATACCTGCATACAAGACTTTGTACATTTTGCCCAAAGAAGCATAGTATTGCTGCACCCAACCGTTGCGAATGGCGTCTTGGTTCAAACAGGTCGTCAAACTCTGGATGACCTTTCTCAACTTCTGCACGTACACGAACTCATCAGGACGAATCTCAAGGAAATGACCAGAACAAAATTCAACTTCTTCAGGATGTTTTCTGATGTTGATTTTGGCGTCAAAACCGAAATATGCATATGTATTCTCATATATCTCTGTCCGAGGTATCGATGCGTACGAATCGTCTCCCTTGACCACAAAGGAAAACGTCTTACACTGGGGATTTTGGCAATTCTCAAACTCACATTCTTGACAATAGTTGTGCATCAAGAAGTATTGCGTGGCAATGTAATTCAATATTCCATTACCGAGTGAGGTGTCCATATCACCTGAACCGCGACATTCATAGAATTCGAAGTTCACTCCAGTGTTAGTGTGGCCCTTTTTACGAATTTTATAAGCAAACAAGACGGTTATGAGATCCACCATATCTGGACACACTAAACAATATACCATGTACTCCAAATATAATACGAATAAACGTTGTGAACCCTCGAATTTGCTCATATCATTCTCCATGAACCACTGACCGATGAGTTTAGTGAACTTGTTTCCACAAGAAACGTAATCACATGCATTCGCGACCTGATCTAATTGGAAGAATGCTTGCTCAATCGGTTCAACAACCTGTGCATATAAGATGTTAAATGCAGGGTTGCGCCCCATAATCATCCTAGGGGACTTTCCTTCCTCAAAATAACGCTCTAGTTTGACGAAGGCCGAGATGTCTGAGATTCTATTTAAATCAACTCCATCTCGGACGAGTTGATTATATGCTGAGGTGTATCGGCGCCTCAGACGCCCACTTTTGTTGAGAAGAAAATTAGCCCTATCAAAGGGTTTGAACCTGTCCTTAACTCGTCCAGCGAGATTCTCAACTATTTTCTTGACACGACCCATGTCAAGCATATGGGGTTTTGGATCTGGAGTTTCCTTCAGATACCGTTTGTGGAGAGACTCATAAACGTTGTGCGGACAATTGGCCATGACAATTGTCGGATCCCGCTCAAGAAGGGCTGAGCAAGGCCACTCCACGTATTTCGTAGAAAGGCACGCACAACGACGGCGAAAAGTTTGAGGCTGTACTTTAATGCATGCACACTTCCATACGCCAAAATTTCCGCGTTCGCCGTCGCGAGTCGGTGTAACGTCCACAGTTTCACCCTCATTGACGCAGTGACCATTTTGGAGACTAGCAGTGGAGAGATGATAGCTCCTGCTAGAACAATGTGTCGAAAAGGAATTTTTGATAACACCGGGGCTAACCAAAAATTCTGACGCGGGTCGTTCTCCTTAAACAGCGTTTGATCGTCACGCTGGTCACATGCGCGAGCCACAGTCAATTTGATCTTATTGATCAAAGTGGGCTCCAAAACATCACCGACTTTGATTTTCATGTCGGTGAGATACCTTAGCGCAAGCTTATTGCAGTGCGCCATTTTGGCCTCGCGATCAAACACACCATCGATTTTATATGATGTGTTAAGATGCAATCTGATATACATTAGCATCTCGGGCCATACTTCCGAGTCAGGTATAATACTCGGGTCAAAACCCCTGTTGTTATGATTGACAATTGCTTTGCTGTCAAATCGGGGCCAAGTGAACATTCGACGCACACTTTCAAACCACATAAACCGCCAGCGCATTGAAAACCCTGGGGTAGGTGGTATGATGAGCACATCGTCATCAGCAGCTACGTCAACTGCGACGGGTGCATCAGCAACTAAGAAATGTTGGCACAATTCTATATCGCTGGCTCCACACTCCATACATACCGGGGCCTTCATTGGATCAATTAGATCCCGAAGTCCAGCTACGGTCATGTTGAAATTTCGCAGGGCTTTTTCGGTCTTAAAACCGGATTTTATAGCCGCCAAATACCATTCCGTGGAACGGTATTCCTCAAGACCGCGCTCGGCAGCATTTTTGGCAGAGCTGCGGTTCACTTGTCGCTGCTGCTGCTTTATGCGTGCCTGCTCCTTTCGGTCTGACTTCGCATCACGTTGTTGTGGTGATGCGGTCCCCTGTTTCGGCCGGGGTTTGCCACCGTTTTTATCGGACCGGTTAACCGAGCTACTTTTACCGTGGTTGGCAACACTAGATGAGGTGGGTGCCAGACCCACCTTCTTAGCGGATTCTTCTAACATCTTATGCAATCTACCAGGACTGCTAGATGTTTTGGATTTTAAACCGCTTGTGGATGGCTTCACAGAAGCCAAAGACCCAAGTACCGCTTGGGCTGTCGGGCTCACGGCATTTGCCGGAGTCATTTTGCTCATAGGCTGAGCTACCGCACTAGCCACCACAGAGGGTGTAGAGTTACTGGCTTTAACGTCAGTTCCCTGCGTCACTTTAAGCGCCGCCGTTGACACCATTGCTGGTGGCTGTGCTGTAGGGATCGCAGCACCTACGGAGCTGGGCAGAGTACCAGACTGCCGCTGTCGCCCACTTGTTTTAGGTGGTTGAGCATCCACCGCGGGGGTCACAGCACCCGCTGAGCTGGGCAGAGTTTCAGACTGCCGCTGAGTCGATTTTGTAGCCATGCACAAAATTTTCTCAAATAGTTATTTACTTTGCATAGAAGGCACAACCCATAAGAAAACGTGTCAGGTTGGTTCTACCACATAAGACACGGGACTAACGTTTGAAAGAATCGTCGTCCAACAATTCTCAGATCGGAAGAGCGTC